GAAGTTGTTTCCGTTTGACGCGGCATTAGAACGAAGAAATCCGCCAAGAATGATGAGATACGCGCTATGTAACGCGAACGATACGATGGAGATGGCAAAGGACATCTTCGCTCAGCAGGGGATCAAGGAGTACAGCGCTGATGCCTTAGTTGCGCTTGTCGGCGTTATCCTTGAACGCGAGAAGGAGTACCAGCGAATCGAGGAAGAACTGCATAGACGAATGGTCGCAGGTGAACCAATCAACTAACAAAAACGCCCCTTTCGGGGCGTTTCGCATTTCACAGGTCACGAATCTTGTGCTCCCTGAGGCTAGGACTCTCGCCCGGTCCTAGGCCGCGCACGCCGGCATGAAACAGAACTTCATCCACACGCACGTTTAGCTGCCTCGCCAGCAGCTCCGCGTCCTGTAGATGCATCTTGCGCTTACCGCGAAGCATCAGGCTCATAGAGGCCGGATCCATGCCCATCTTAAAGGCTAGTTGACGCTGGCTGATCTGACGATCATGAAGTAAGCCCTTGAACCATCCGGTGTCTATTGCTTTCATCTAATGATTTCTCCAGTAAGTTATTGATTTCTATGACAATTGCTTACTTCTGATGTTGGCATAGTATCTGCCTGATTAGGAAAACGCAACCCTTAATTTAGAGGGGCGTATCGAAACCCCTTGACAGAACGTTGAGGTTTTGCAAACATTTGTACTTCAAAACCGAGGAGCAAAAATGAGTCCCGCCGAACTTATCATCAAAGAATTCCGGGGTGTGCGGCCTCTCGCACGGAAGTTGGGAATCAACCCTTCGACTGTTTGCCGTTGGTCAAAGCCCAACGCAGAAGGTGGAACTGGCGGAAACATTCCTCAGCGGTATTTCGTCCCGCTGTTGGAAATCGCAAAACATGAAGGGCGCGCGATCAGCCTCAATGATCTGGTGTTTGGGCGTCAGGCATGAGCGTAGGCGGAGTCTATAAGATCACTCATTCCAGTGGTAAAACATACATTGGAAGTACGGTTGATTTTAGAAAGCGATGGAACGAGCACAAACTTCAGATGAAAATTAGGCGTCATTCATCAAGGATGATGCAGGAACTGCACGACAAAGACGGAATTCATTCTTTTAGTTTTGAAATCCTTGTAATTTGTGCAAAAGAGCATCGTTTCATGTATGAAGGGATTCTTATAGACGAAATGAAGCCTGAAATAAACACTAGGCGAAGTGGCGGGAAGCCTAGGAAGAAGCCATTCGTTTCAGACCCGTTTTCAACAAATGCAATCATTATGCTGAAGCGCGAGCTAAGCGGAGAAATATCATATACGGAGGAAATATTGGAGGGCCAAGACATTAGCGCAAGAAAAAATCCAAGGGCCTGCATTCCCCTTACTCCTTTGCATAAGGAAAAGCTAAGGGCAGCGCATAAGGCTCGGTTCGAAAAAAAGAAATTGGAGATGATGAATGGAACGGACTGAATGCCTGAAGCAGTTCATCAAGGCCGCGACTGACGCGCGTAACGGCGAATACGGGCGCGCCAAGGCGCTGGTAGACACGATCCGGCGCGAGGATGGCGATAGGGAAGCGAACGCCATGCGGCAGGAGATTTGGCGGTTTGCGAACATGTCAGAACCAGAGTGGATCCGCAGCACCGGAGAAATCGGGGAAGAGACGTGAAATAGGTGTTGCGGTTTTCTCAATGACAGACTAATATTCCTACATGCGCCGATAACGGCGCGACAGGGGACCGAAGTGAGCCAAGCCGCACAGGATCTGTTGGAACTGGTGAGATTATCTCAAGGTGGCGCCGGCGCTCTTGTTGAGCACCTTTTGCAAGAGGTCGCGCTTAACCTTATCGCGCCTGGAGTAGAGGATTTCCGTAACGGGGGATGAGATGCGGTTCTATGATGATTGGCTCCTGAAAGACCTTCCGGACGATGTAGAGGAATCCGAAGAAATTGAGGAAGAGGGGGAATACGAAGATGAAGAATAAACACGAGATGGAAGCGTTGCTAGAAGCGCTGGAAATGGCGTACGATGCGCTGACCGTGAAGGTTAGCGAGGGCGAGATGAAGGCAACCAAGGCCGTTGTTAGGCTTAGAATCGCTACGCTGCGATCCGATCTGCGTATGCTCGAAACACCTATTGCGAGAGAGAAATGAACGACGACGAAATTGAAATGGAATGCCCTGAATGTGGCGCGATGTGCCTTGTCGACGATGGCAGTTACGTCGCAATATCGGCGCTGCCCGCCACCCCTGCCCCTCTCTCAGATGAACCGGTGGCGCAGTGCCCGCACTGCTGGGAAGTCGATTGCCTGACCTGCGGCATCGCCGCCCCTCCCGCCACTCCGAGCGACAAGCAAGAGGCGGTGGCGTGGTTCGACAAATCGCTCAACACCTTGCGGTGGCGAGATGGGCTAGTGAATGCAGATTTTCGAGACGGACAACCCTTCTATTCTTCGCCGTTCATGGGTCTATCTCATTCGGAGATTGACAAGATCGCACGGGACGCGGGAGCGGAGGGTAATATTTTTGCGTTCGCAGAGGCGCTGCGTATCGCTGCTGTTCCGAGCGACAAGCAAGAGGCGGTGAGTGCCGAATATCGTTGCCGCAAGTGCGGAGACTCGGCTGAGATTAAGTTCAAATATGCACGCGTTGATACCTGCTGCCGCAAATCGCCTTGCGAGCATCCGGGTGAAGGACCGTGCCACATGCCCGCTCGTCGGGTTGTCAACTGCTGTCCGGCGCGCCCCCTCCATGAACTGGACGCGGAGCTTCAGCAAATCTACAAATGCTGGCAGGACAGCGGCGAGCCGATGACATCGCTCTTTCGCTCCATCTACATTCATGGCAAGCACGATGGAAAGCTTACCTCGCCTCTCGCAAAGTCCGCAGAGCAAGACAGGATTGATGCGGAGCGGTCCTCGCAGATTGCGAAGGAATTGCGCAAGCTCGAACGCTATCCGACCAGCTTTAATCAAACCGAACGCTCGGTCGTGCTCAAACTCGCAGCAGATCAACTGGACAAGGGGGCGAGCAAATGACTGACCCGATTGATCAAGCATTCGCGTATCTCGACATTGGACACCCCACTGTCAAAGCCGCCCTTGCGGAAATTGCCCGACTGCGCGCCCTCGAATCCCGCGTATTGGCGGAGAGGAAGGAGCCGGTTTTCAAGGTGATTGGCAAAGACAAAGTTGAATTCCCGATCTTGTCGGAGCATCACTTTGCGAACGAAACCGTTCTGCGTATCGATGCCACCCACCCCACGCCGGATGATGCAAGCCCGACGAAACTTGAAATGCTTGGCTATGAGCTTGATGGCGTTCTGATTGACGCCCGAAATGGACGGTTCGATGAGGTTTGCCTTCGGACCGTGGAACGAGTTCGCAACGGTATCGCCGCCATCGACCGAGCAAGGCAATCCGGGGAGAAAAACTGATGCCAGCCAGCAAAAAACCGCGTAAGCGCTACGTGCCGCGCGTCGGAACCAAGGATACGATCACGACGCTTTTCGACGGAGACAAACCGCTACAGGGAGAGCTGCGCGATAAGGTGCTTCTGACCGTACACATCGCAGCTCAGAATCTAGCGCGCGGACAGTCCGAACACGACGATTGGGGCGCCCTGGTAACCGCGATGAACGTATGTCTTATCTTGTGTGAAAAGGCCAACAATAAGAACATCGGACTTCAGGCAGTATATGACGCATGCAACGCGCTGATCGAGGTTCAGGAACGGTTCTTCGCCAAGGGTAGCCGTGTATGTACCGGCGCAGAACTGACCGCGATCAACGGCGGAATCCATGTGTTCGAAGAGATTGTGGATACGGTAACCAAACGCCAGTACGTTTGGGCGTCGGATCAGATCGAGAAGCGAATGAAGGAAGGGCGGTCTGTGGGCGTTGGACCGGGTAAGAAAACTGAACGATATGTATTGAGGGCGGCATGATGGGCGGAAGAAATTGGACACCGGAAGAAGATGATCTGCTGCGCGAGCTGTGGAACGAGCGAGGCAGTCTAAAGGTTCATGCGAAGCGATTCCAGGACAGAAACAACAATGCCCTGCATATAAGGGGCAAAGTTCTTGGATTGCCAAACCGTATGCACCTTTCGTCGGATAGGTACTCAGTAGTTAGAGAGAGGGTAGCCGAAGCCTTCGAGAAAGGGTTTGTAGGCACTGTGAAGGATCTGGCATCAGAACTTGGCGAGTGTGAGCGTGAAGTTCTGCGGCGCGTCAGAGAGGGACACGGCGAAAAGTATCGAATCTCGAACTGGACGCGCAAGAAGGCGTTTATGGAATGGGTTGCCGTGTACTCGTTTGGAGCGCAGCCTGACGCGCCGAAGCCCCCGACGCAGACGGATCGAGAGAAGAAGAGCCGCTACAACGCCAAGCGGCGCCAGAAAACGAGAAGTTTCAACCCATTCGCAACCGCGATTTTGAATGTAACAGGTGTTGAGAATATCTCACCGAAAGGGCAATATAAGAGCCGTGTTTATCGGGAGGCAGCGTGAAACTACCCGCAGACTTTGACCCGTGGCATGCAGTGATGGGCGTTCCTAAGCGAGACTGGACGAAGAAATGAAGCCGCATATCTACATGCAGTCCGGAAAGTGGACTGTCAACGCTAAGAACTGGCCGATCTTCGGGTTCTGCCTACAGGCTAGTGCTTACACGTATGCGCGGTCTATTTGGCATCGGAGGAAGGTATGACAGGACGCGAACAGTTCGAAGAGTTTTACGAGTCCGTCAACGGATGCCTTCTGTCTACCGTGAAGGAATTGCACTGGCGAACGTGGCTGGCAGCTCAGGACGCGCTTCTGTCTGCGCATGGGCCGGCCGTTGAAATCAAGGTTCTAAACGATGCTGACACTCCGACCTGACCAAGAAGAAGCCCTTGAAAACGTTCGCGCGCATCTCCGAAGGGGCAAGCGTCGCGTACTTCTTCAGGCGCCGACGGGTTTTGGAAAAACGGTAGTCTCTTCTGTAATGGCTCGAACGGCAGTCGAAAAAGGGAAAAGAGTTTGGTTCTGCTGCCACAGGCGAGAACTCGTGAGGCAGGTATCAAAGGCATTCACCAAGTGTGATCTACCGCACGGCATCGTGAGCGCTGGCTACCCGTCGAATCGGTTCCACGCCGCGCAGGTATGCTCGATCCCTACGCTTGTTAATCGCCTGGATATGTACCAAGCACCGGACGTGATTATTTTCGATGAGGCGCATCATGTATCAGCAGGATCTTGGGCAAAAATCGCACATGCCTATCCGGACGCGGTACACATCGGACTATCAGCGACACCCATTCGGCTGGATGGAGTCGGTCTCGGAGAGTTCTTTGACGAGCTTGTTGAGGGACCACCGGTTAAATGGCTCATTGAGCATGGAGCGCTGGCACCTTATCGGCTGCTTGCTCCAGCGTCGAATCTCAATCTCGCCGGAGTCCATAAGGTGGCGGGCGAATACAACAAACGGGAATTGGACGAAGCAATCGCCTCTAGCACAATTACCGGTGATGCTGTCGAGCATTACGCCAAGCATGCCATGGGGACCAAAGCGCTCATGTTTCATGTATCCATCGCGCGCTCAATGGAGGCTGTGGAACGATTCAGAGCCGCAGGGATTTCCGCTGAGCACGTTGACGGCGAGACGGATTCGGCCGTTCGGGACAGTGCTATCGATAGATTCGAAAACGGGGATCTCCAAGTTATTAGTAATGTGGGACTCTTCGGTGAAGGAACCGACATTGCCGGCGTCCAAACCCTGATCGACTGCGCGCCTTCGATGTCGCTAGGCTCTGTCATGCAGCGATGGGGCCGCGTGCTGCGTCCTGCGCCGGGAAAGGTTGCGCTGATCCTAGATCACGCGGGGAACAGTGGCGAGAAGCATGGATACCCGGATACGCCTCGCCAATGGTCCCTTGAAGGCCGCACGAAGCGCAAGAAGAAGGATCCCGACGACGTGACGCTTAGGCGTTGCCCGGTCTGCATGGCGACGCTGATGGGCTATGTCTCGAAGTGCGATGCTTGCGGGCATGTGTTCGAGCGTGAGGGGCGAGAGGTTGAAGAGGTTGCTGGCGAGTTGATCGAGGTTATCGATCCGAAGGTTGAAGCCATTGAGCGTAAGCGCGAGCAGCAGAGGGCGCGCAGCATGGAAGAACTGGTTGCAATCGGAGAGTCTAGAGGGCTTCGCAGACCCCGCCTATGGGCCGCACATGTCATGAGAGCACGAGGGAGGCCAGCACGATGAGCGAAGCAAGCCTGATGCGCCGAATCATGCTTTCCCTGTCCAAGCGATGCATCCTGTTTCGCAACCAGTCCGGATTTTACGTCCAAGATGGACGCCCGATCCGTTACGGCATCGCTAACCCAGGCGGCTCTGACCTGATCGGCTGGACTCCAGTAGAGATAACGCCCGAAATGGTCGGCAAGCGCATCGCAATCTTCACGGCGCTCGAAGTGAAAACAGACAAAGGCCGTCCCACGAAAGAGCAACTAGCCTTCATTGAAGCAGTGAAGCGAGCTGGCGGAATCGCTGAGATTGTGCGATCTGAGGATGATGCTGAAAATACTGTTGACGTTTTCACAACGCGATAGTATTCTCTAGCCATACCAACGCACCGGAGAAAGAAATGAAAAAATTCGTAGTTGAAATCGATGGTTTCGGCGTCATGGCTCCCATTTTCGATACCAAGAAGCAAGCCACGGCATGGGCGCAGCGCCAACTTGCCGACAAATATAAGTGGGCGGTCAAAAATGTCTAACCGGGTAATTTGCTGGTTCTCTTGCGGAGCAGCCAGTGCGGTTGCAACGAAGCTGGCTTTAGCTGATTCGCGTAAATCTGGCGAAGAGGTTGTGATCGCGTACACCGAGGTCATAGAAGAGCATCCGGACAATCGCCGTTTCCTGAAAGAATGCGAGGCGTGGTACGGTCAAGAGATCGTCGTTTTGCGCGCAGAGAAGTACAACGCGTCCATCTACGAGATTTTCAAACTCGGCTATCTCGTTGGCCCCGGTGGTGCGCCCTGCTCGCTTCGCCTCAAGAAGCGCGTTCGCCAGTCCTTTGAGCGCCCCGGCGATCGTCAGGTGTTCGGTTACACGATGGAAGAACATGCCCGCGTAGACCGATTCATCGACGCAAACAACGATGTTGATTTGTGGGTTCCGCTCATTGATAGGCAACTGACAAAGGGAGATTGTCTAGCAATGCTTAGACGTGCCGGGATCGAACTTCCCGCCATGTATGCGCTAGGCTACAAAAACAATAATTGCATTGGCTGCGTGAAAGGTCAGGCAGGGTATTGGAATAAGATCCGCCTAGATTTTCCGGAGACGTTTGAGCGTATGGCGCAAGTAGAGGAAACACTTGGGCGGACAGTCTGCAAGATTAGCGTTGATGGCGTGACTAAGAGGGTATCGCTCCGCGAGTTGCCGCCCGAGGCTGGAGACTACGAAGCCGAGCCTGATATTAGCTGCGGCATATTTTGCGAACTGGCAACTCAGGATATTAAATGACCCAAGCCCTGATGTACTGCGCCGCTATCTGGTTCGGAGTCTGTGCCGGCGCAATTATCGTAACCGTTCCGCAACTGTTGAGGAAAAGCAAATGACAAAACATACGCCGGGACCGTGGGAATTCGACGACAAGCATTCGTCCGGCTTTCCGCTTCTCTGCTTGTACGCAGCAGATAACAGGAACCCTTTTCACGGGTCGCGAAGCGACGACGAGCAGAACGCTAACGCCCGTCTAATCGCCGCCGCTCCTGAGTTGCTGGAAGCGCTTCGGGCCATTACAGACCAGTTGGAGCGAATCGGCGACACAAGATATGACAAGGACGGCCAGTATATCGATGCCGCCCGCGCCGCAATTGCTAAAGCAACCGGAGAGCAAAAATGACCCGAGTAAGCATCATCCCGGAGTCCGAAGAGCAATGGCACAAACTGCGCGCTCAGGACGTGACGAGCACAGAGTCTCCCGCGCTGTTCGGACTCTCGCCCTACATGACGAAGTTCGAACTGTGGCACCGCAAGAAGTCAGGCGAGGTCTACAGCATCAAGGACAACGAGCGCATGTTTTGGGGACGTCGCCTTGAGCAAGCCATTGCGGAAGGTATCGCGGAGCAGCAAGGATGGTCGTGTGAGCCGCGCAAGCAGTATGAGCGCTTAGACGGCGTGCGCATGGGCGCATCTTTCGACTACGCCGCATGGAAGGCGGCTCCGAACAACGAGCCGAACGGCGAAACTGGCATGCTCGAAATCAAGAACGTCGATTACCTTGCGTTCCGCGATAACTGGACCGTAGGCGAAGATGGCGAGATCGAAGCCCCGCCGCACATCGAGATCCAACTTCAGCACCAGCTCCACGTTTCAGGCTACACATGGGGCGCTATCGGCGTGCTCGTCGGAGGAAACAAGCCGCACGTCCTGATCCGCGAATATGACCCGAAAGTAGGGAAGGGCATCGAGAACAAGATTCGTGAGTTCTGGCTGAGCATCGAGGCAGGCAGGGAGCCGGAACCGTTCTATCCCGATGATTCGAAATTCGTGCAGTCGCTCTACGGATACGCTGAGCCGGGTAAAATTCTTGATGCTCGCGATGATGACGAAATCGCAACGTTGTGTCATGATTACGCTGAGGCGTCGAAGCGAGAAAAGCTTGCCAAGGAAGATAAGGAAATTGCTAAGGCCAAGCTGCTGGAGGTGATCGGCAACGCGGAGAAGGTGCTGTCTAGCGGTCACACGATTAGCTGCGGGATCGTCGGACCGACGCTGATCGAAGCATATGAGCGGAAGGGATTCAGGAACTTTCGCATTACAACCCGGAAGGAGAAAGCATAATGTCGAATGAAATTACAGTAGTCCGTAGCGCCATCGAGAAGATGCAGCCCCAATTCCAGGCCGCGCTGCCGCCGCAAGTCTCGCCGGAGCGCTTCGTGCGCGTGGTGATGACGGCGATTCAGAATGCGCCGGCGCTGCTCGAATGCGACCGAGCCAGCTTGTACAGCGCTGCAATGCGTGCGGCGCAAGATGGGTTGCTGACGGATGGGCGCGAAGGCACTATTGTGAAGTACGGCAACAAAGCGCAATGGCTCCCGATGGTTGCGGGGATCATGAAGAAGGTGCGCAACTCAGGTGAAATTAGCACATGGTCTGTACATGCAGTCTATGAGAACGACGAATTCGATTACCAGCTCGGAGACGAAGAGAAGATCCACCATAAGCCGACGATGAAAAATCGCGGAGAGGTGATTGCGTTTTACTCAATCGTTGTCATGAAAGACGGCGAGAAGTCCCGCGAGGTCATGACGAAGGATGAAGTTGATTCGATCAAAAAGCGTAGCCGTTCGGCCGGCTCTGGTCCTTGGGTAACTGATTACGACGAGATGGGAAAGAAAACCGTGATCCGTCGCCATGCCAAGCGACTGCCGATGAGCACCGATCTTGACGGACTGGTGACGCGCGATGACGATTTCGATCCGGAAGTTCCCGCACCGAAGGCCGAAGAGGTCAAGCCGAAGTCTGACGGCGTGAAGCGTCCGAGAGGTCTGCAAGCCGTTGTCGATGCACAGCCTGATGCTGACGGCGTGATTGACGTTTCCTCAACGGAAGTAGAGCCGATGACGGAGGAACAGTATGAATCGCCAATTTGAGGCAGTTATCTCGATCCTGAACTTCGCTCAGGGCGCATCGGCTGGCGGGATTCTCGCCGTGATTCTGTTTCTGTGCTGGCAAGTGGGGAGCGGACACGTATGAAACTTTGCGCAAATTGTAAATACGGTCCGGTGAGTGTACTTCTTCCGCTGCTCGGATCAGCGCATACGATTATGTGCACACATCCAAAGGCACCAGTAGACCCAGTTTATGGCCGGAAAGATGCCACATGCGCTCTAATGAGGTCGTCTAACTGCACGATTGACTCATGTGGCCCTGACGGAAATTGGTTTGAGCAAATGCCGCCCAAACCGGTTTTTGAGCCAAAGCCGTATGAAATACTAAAGGTTCAAGAGCCTAAACAGGACCCTAAGCCAAAGAATAAATTCTGGAGGATTTTCGGGTGAGCGACTATCTGATCGAGCTATGCTCATGCTTAGGCAAGATCGCGTTCGATTCATACGCCATCGCGAGCAAAGCCGTTCAGAGAGGAAGGAAGGGGCGAAACTCTGTCAAGCGTGACGTCTACCACTGTAGCGCTTGTGGTAAATATCACGCAGGACAGAGAAGCCCGGAGACTAAGGCAAAGAAGATCCTCAGAAAGCGGAAATCTGAGGATTACTTTACATAACGTTGATGATCAACTTTTCCAGTGCGATGCGCCGCCGACTCTTACGCCGGCCCACATAAGCCAGCGGCGCCAGCCTGGAACTCCAGTAACGGCGGATGCCTCGCGTAGGACATTATCAGCCATCTCGCGCGATACAGGCTTTTCTGTGTATAGCCAGTCATGCAGCGCCGCAGCCTTACTAGACGTATCTCCGCACAGATCATAGACGATCGGAATCCGAGGAACCGACGCTAGATCGGTCTTGAAACCCGCAGGGACAACGAAAACAGTGTCCGCGACGTCGGATTGATATATGAGAGCGGATCCTAGAATCCACTCCCCATCATCAAGCCCATCCGCCTCTTTGAGCACCAGCTCTGTGAGGAACTTTGCCATCGCTACTTAGACACCCGATGCGGGAGCCGCAGGAGCAGCCGGCAGCGCATTGCCGTATGCCGCAAACGCGTTCGTGATCGTAAGTTGGAAAATACCAAGCGCAGCAGCAATCAACGGCTTCTGATTCGCAGGGATGAATGTCGATGCCGTTACAGCCTGCTGGATTGACGGAATTCCAGTGCCGATGAGCGACTGAACGGACGTAATCGTAATCGCGCCGGCGCTGGCACAGAACAGACCGTTAGCCGTCGCAGCCGTGGCGACAACCGGATCAAGCGCTGCAACTGCGACAAGCGTAGGTTGAACAACCGCGCAGCCGCTCTGCACTTCGGTCTGAAGCTTGGCGAGGGCATTAACTGCGGAAGTCTGTTGAGCCGTCGAGCAGCCAAACAGGGCCATTGAGAAAACAACAATACTGAGGGCAAGCTTTTTCACGGTGCATCCTTTGAAGGGTTTTGAGGTACGCGCTGAAGATTGGTACAGCCATGTACGACGCCGAGCGCGACCAGCATCGCCTTAATTTCGCTGACGAGTTCTACATCGGCATGACCGGTCCATACCAGGACGGTCCACAGAATGATCAGAAACGCCGCAGCTACATAGGTCACATATTCACCTTTCATTGTCCCTCCGCCAGCGCTACGCCCTGCTCTATCAACTGATCCGGGTACGGCTGCTGGCCGTTCTCGTGCTGGATAATCGCTTTCACCAGACTGCACATTACCGGCTGCACATGCACGTCGATAGGAACCGCAGGCCCCACGCCCATCTGCTGTGCCACAGACAGGACATAGGCTGATGTGTTGTTCTCGTTCGGTGGTGCCCATCGTCCGATCACTCCTTGAACGGTCCGCAGGTTGTACGCATCGGCATACGTGAGCATGATTTTCGCAATCGCCCGAATGCCGTACACCGGGTCAACGAACTGGCAAAATGACGGATCTGTGCGCTCAGCCGAAGCCTTAAGACCCTGCCAAGCGGCGCCCCATCGAATATTTCCTGGGTTGGCGTTTCTGATGCCACGCGGTACAGTCGGCGTACTCATTTTCTCTCCAGTGATGCAAGTAATATTTCGTCCTGCGCCTTGATAGCCCTAAGCAATTCAGCCTGAGAGCGCATGGCGTCCTGCTCCGCCTCTGCCATCGATACCAGCGCCTCCAGCATTCGCCCCTGAGCTGCTACGGTCGTGCGCTGGAGTTCTGCCGACTCTTCTGCAACCACCATCAGCACAGCGCCCGCAATAGTCGCCTCGACGGATAGAGAAAGGTTCGTGATGCCGAATTCGATGTCGTATCCTAGAAACTCATGGGCCATGAGTGAGCAGGCTACAAACACAATCAAGATCACCAGGAAGTTTCTAGGCTTCCTGACAGTCAGATAGATGCGCAGAATCTTATCCATGCCTTACGATGTTCAGAGCCAGGGTAACCGCAGCCAGAAGGAACATGCCGGCCGCGCAGACAGCTGCGAACTTAGCAGGGATCGAGTTATGAGCATCGGTCAGGCGCTTATCGAACTTCTCGTTGATGTCGCGCCGAAGGTCGGAGATATCATCCTTCCTCGCCACTGTCATAAGACCTTCCCGGAGCATTACGACGGTTTCATCAAGCTTTGCGAGATGGCGCTCATGACGTTCCAAGATATCGTCATGATTCCCGATTCGCGCTCTAAGTTCGGCAATTGCCATTGCATGCCCCTGGTCCGCCGCGTGAAGTTCTTCAAAGGTCGGCATAGTTACCCCGTATCGATTGGCCGTTTATGTTTTAGCGAACGCGCCGCGCTCGGATGAAGCCGGTTGCTGAGAGTGTGCCGCCTGAAAAAATTGCCAAGCCAATAGCATTTACTGTCGTGGTTGACGAGAGACTGTATCGGGTGACCGGGCCAGCGATATTAACCGCGCCGATGCCGCTACCAATAGACACGCCAGCTAGTGAATGACTAGTGGGAAATGTGGAGGTCGTACCGGTAGACGTTCCGGTAACGAGCGCCGTGGCTGTGGTTCCCGCTGCCGCAACATAGCTAATAACAGCTTGAACATCCCAATCTCCAGCCGTAAGGCTTACGGACGTAAGCGTTGTCGATGTCGTTGTAGTCAGGCCGGTTGAAGATCCAGTTGCAGTAACATACTCGCCAACGATGCCTGCCGCCGCGCTGCTGTTCGTGGTTACCCCGACGATGCCAGAAGTGGGCGTAAAGGTGCTCAGGATATTCAACGCACCGCCATCAGTCAGCGTGAAAAGCTGCGTGCTGGCATTGCTAGAGTAAATCGTGAAGCCACCATTCAGAACGCCCAGGAACTTATTGGGCGTCGTCGCGCCGTTACCCGTAAGTTTCAGGACGCTACCGCCTGCTGCGGTATTCTGAAGCGTGGTCGTACCGTTGGACGTCAAACTTTGAACGCTGTTGCTCCATGAAGGCGCCGAAGATGGCCCCTGAGAGACAACCATCTGGCCCGCAGTCGAGCCGGTCGGATCGACCAATTGAACAGGTACTTTCGTGGTCATTATGCAGTCCCCTGGCGGATGCCATTCATCCAGATTCGATATTGAGATGCCGTGGCGGGAGAGCCACCAACGTTAAAAATTAGGTTCGTTGTTCCTACCGTGAGGTCGGTATTGCCCCGGAAAATGTTATTGAAGAACGGGACTGGAACCGAAGCCGTCATATTGAAGAACGCACAGTTAGCCGTGTTCGCTGTGTCGTAGTAGAAATTGCAATTCGTGATCGCGTTCATCGTCGGCAACACACCTACCGTCGCATACAGATAGTTGGCGTTCGGATACGAGCCAATCGGAATAACGTTGAAGTTGCACTTCTTGACGCTCGTACCGTTGAAAAAGCCAACTGCTGGAGACTGAGCCGGGACGGTCGTTGGGCCGGCGTATGTGATGCCGTCAATGGTCACGCCGAGGTTATCGCCTTCCATCCAGAACATGAACGGGAAGTAATCCTGCTCGATCTTCATCACCACATCGGTACAGTTCTTGATGTAGATCGCGTAACCAGGACCGGGATAAGGAGACGTTCCAGCGCCGCCAGCGTAATTCACATACGTTTGATCGATGGTTAGATCGTTCGCCTGCTCAAGATACAGAACCGGGTTTTGACCGTAGCCGGTGAAGAATCCGCCGGCGATATAGTTCCCGTCGCTAGCAGCAAGAGGGCCGAACGTCGTGTACGGAGGAACCGCCATCAACGGGTTATTCTGAGTCAGGCAGAATCCATATCGACCAAGGGTATTGACGTTGATGAACTTCCCAAGGTTGCCGTTGTTAATGTAGATCGGGACCGAACTTCCGGAATTCGGCGTAGCAACTGTGATATTTTCGAAGAAATACCCACTACCGCCAGGACTGCCAAGGCGCGACGCATCAGACGAAGTGCCGCCGACGATGCCGACAATGGAAGGATTCGGGCAAACAGACGGGTTAATCTCAAACTGAGACGTGATGACGAAATCGCGCAGCGTGACGTTGTTCGATCCGGTGATATCGAGAACGTAACCTCCGGTATTCCCAATAATCACGCTTCCGGTGCGCGGGAGTTCATACGCGAGGCCGGTTTGCTGTGCCGCATTGCCGACGCCTTCGATGGTCAGGAAATCAAGGTTCGTCGCGTTTAGCGCCGTGTTGATCTTGTAGCCGCTTGAGCTGTACGGGATCCGCACTACGCCGTAGTTGATCGCCTTTTGGAATGCCGCCGTATCGTCAGTGACGCCATCGCCCTTAGCGCCAAAATCCTTGACCGTCAGGAAGTCGGTCAACTTGGACTGCATGTTGACGGGAACCGTGCCAGTAGCGCTTCCGGTAAACGATAGTTTCGAGGATTGAATGGCCGCGTTCGATGCTACGGTCGCATCCGTCACAGTGCCGTTACCGGGCGTCCCGATGGCTACCGTGCTTCCGACCTTTACGTTGACTTCCTGCGTGCCGATTGGGATAGGCGCCGTGAAGGTGACAGTCGATCCGGAGATCGAATACTGGTCCGGCATCTGGTAGACGCCATCGAAGAAACACCACGTATTGTTGGCGGATCCAGGCTGACTAGACAGAGTGAGCGTGGTTGTCGTACCCGGCGTGAAGCCAGTTCCAGACAGGTACAGATTGTCAACCATGTTGCCGAGGATGCCGCCGCTCGTATCCTCAGTGATCTGATCCCAAATCAGATTCCCAAATTGATCGTAGAGCACCTGACGGTAAGCGCCGTTACCCCAAATCTGCGCGCGCCCTGCTCCATCGAGAACGACAGGATTCGTGTTCAGGATGGTTTGTCCAGCGTCCTGCCACGTATTCTTGAACGTGGTCGTTTGCGGGATATAGAAATAGACGCTGCCGCCTGCATACGGTTTTCCGTTGCCATCTACGAATTGTTGTTCTGCGTTCGGCAGCAGAGTTGCACTCATTTACTAACCCCTAAATATTGTGATTTTCTCAACAGCGCTTGCAAGAAAAATCAGACATTGAGATTATCTCAATTATCACCGTAAACGGTCCAGACCTTTTGTGCTCAGTCCTGCCCCGAGTTCTAGAGAACGTCCGACTTTTACCGCATTCGCGCGATTAGCAAGCGCTTCCCTGCCCCACGTACCGAGTTGCGCACCCGGCACAACGACATTCCCGCCGCGTTCCGCAAGGGATTTAACGATATTCGCACCGTGCCCGAGCAGAGTTACTGCAGTATTGCTGTTATTCACGTAGCTTCCGCGTGGTTGCTCTTGTGTATATCGCGCAACGTTTCCGAGTTTTTCGAGCGTTTGCGATGCTTCAGGTCCGAGAACCAGACGGAGTTTATCGCCTTGGTTGAGAATCGCCTTGTTCAATCCTGCTTGACTGATATTCCCCGTACCGGTGCGCAAATCGACGCCTGCTTGTGCGCGGATATGGTCCATCAGTGCCGAGGCCACAAGCTGCGAATTTTCAGGCGTATTCGACAGGTTTTGAATCATGTTCTGTACGTTGGCAGTCTTGCCGCCAGCGACATACTTCTTCACGAAGTCATCAGCCAGGGAGGAAGGCTCCCCGACATTGGCGCTATCTCCTACTGACGCCTTGTATGCGGGGTCTGCATCCATTGCCTGAAACCGCGTGCGCGCTGCTGCCTGAGCGTCTTTGTACGCCTGGAACGCGTCCTTACCAGCCGAAGAAGGATTCAGATCGGAACCGACGATCCGGTCACGAAGCATACCGATATCATGGCGGACAGAGCCATCTTTCACGCCAGCCAAGGCGCCTGAGAGCGTCTTGTCGATATCCATAAGATCCGAGACGTTCATCGGACGCGCAGAGCCAGCATTATCGAATCCATCAGGAATCGTCACTTGATTCCGCTTTGCGTCAAGGAAAATCTGTTTCACCTCAGCCGGAAGTGCCTTAAACCGCGTAGGTCCAATTGCACTCTCAAACTGCGCCATCTGAGGCGCCGCATCTACCAGCGCCGGCGCACCATCAGCCCCGCGTGCCTTCGCGTACAGTTCGGAGATGTTCTGCCGTATCGGCGCATCCATTTCCTTATATGCATCGACAATCGCCTGCCCGGTGGGAGCGCCTGACGGGATCGTAACGTCCGGAGAGACGCTATCGCGCAATGCCGTGAGGTTGTCGTTAATCTGCCCGTTCTGTGCGTTGAAGCGATTGGCAATTTCCGGATTCTTGGCGCGAGAGTTCAATTCATTCGAGAGCAAATGAATATCACCCGTTGCCTGACCTGCTGTGAGTTCCACAGGAACAGGAAGCGAACCGGCTTCGATGTGTCGCCCTGCTGCCGTCGCGTTGATCGTGCCGGACTTTTCGGCCGCCGCGATCTTCTGCACGATGGCATCAGGGACACCCTCAGCCGCTGCTTGCTGCGCAAAGTTAGTGCCAGCCGCCCCGACGCTACCGCGCCCGCCAGCAACACCAGCCGCTGCGCCACTAGGAGCCGCACCAGGAGGAACGCCAGCCGAAGGAGCCGCTGCGGCCGCTGTATCGTCGCCAAGCCCAACATACTTGCCAAGCGGCTTAGCAAGAGCTCCAATTCCCTTTGCAGCCAATGCGCCACCCGCACCTAGGCCCGCTCCGAGAACGGCTTCCTGAGCCGTTTCAGCGCCAGATTTGTTGTCAGCGATTGCCGGAATAGCGCCAGCGATAGCGCCGCCAGCCGCCGCACCAGGAATCGAAGCACCGGCAAGAGAGACATAAGGAAGCGCAGCGCCTGCTACACCAGCGACCTTACCAGCAACGCTATTGTTGGTCCCTGCCTGCATCTGCTGCTCAATCTGAGCGCGTGCGGCTTGAGCCTGATTCGCAAAATCGTTCGCGCCGATAAGACGTGCGCCAGCACCAGCAATGCCAAGAACGCTTTGTGCGAGGTTCCCGACACCCTTTTGCGCCACATCGGACCACGTAGAGCCGTTCTGAGATGCCGTAACAGGCGTCATCGGCTTAGTCGGCATCCCAGGAGCAGGAGCCGGTTGCGCCGCCGCAGGAGTCGCCGCTTGCGTCTGAGGGCCAGCCTGGAGCGTCGAGAACAGATCCGACATCGGACCTTGGTCTTTAGGCGCTTGCTGGTCAACGTTGGATTGCCCCGGCGTCGTGCCAACGCCTTGCATTACCTTGTTGATGTACTGAGTCGGATCTTGCTTGACGAAGCCACCATACGCCTTTAATGCACCCTGGTACGTGCCGCCGTTCTGCTGCTTGAGCTGCTGAATGTAGTAATCGGCCGCATTGCGCGCCTGCACCGGGTCGAAGGGATCGAACTTGATGCCCTGCTTACGCATCATTGCCAGCGTAGAAGGCATGAACTGATACGGACCCATCGCGCCAGTGGTTTTATTCACGGCAAGCGGATTCTTGCTGCTTTCCGTCATCGTCAGATTGTCGAGCAGTTTGGTCGGCGTGCCGTAGCTCTTGTTCGGATCGAATCCGGACGATGATGGCGCGCTTGCTTGCTGAGCAGGCGCCGAAGGAGCAGCCTGCGTAGGAGCAGCGCCGCCCTGAGTCGCACCTTGAAGCGTGGCGAAAAGGTCATCCATTACTCGATGCTCCCCGTGTTAGAGAGGATTTGCAGATTCTTCGCCTTCTGCATCATCTTTTTGTAGGCGTCCGAGTTCGTGCCACCAAGTTTCTTGATGATCGCTGCCTGCTCTCCCGCATCGCCGCTCTTGATCGCGTTGTAATACTGGAATATGGTCGGATCGAAATTCGCGCCCCACTGCTGATCGAACTGGCGTTTAGCGAATACACCCGCCGAAGGATTGGCAGCAATCGCCCGCTCCAAGCCCGGTTGATACGACTGAGAGCCGGTCACGATGGCATCGTTCAGTTTGGCAATTTCCTTAATTGCCGCAGGCGTGTAAGCCGTCGAACCGTTAGCCGCTACCTGAGCGGAAAGGCCCGCGTTAGTCTGCGGACCCATCGATTGAGCAGCCTGTAGTGCTGAACGTTCAAGACCCTTGCCAACGAGGTCATAAGCCGTTGCCGGGTCAAACTTCCCGTTTTTATCCGCATCGCCAGGGTTGAAGCCAAACCCGCTCGCGATATTCCGGAACCAGTTTCCTGCCTTGCCCGTAGCCCCAACGCTATCGATGTTTTGCAGGATGATCTGGTTGTTCGTGTGCTGAAGCCCTGCATTGTTGTACGTCGCGCGTGCCGCATCGCGCTCTGCCTGCAAAACGGGCAGTGCCTGAGCATCGCCCGGCTGAGGAACATACACACCCTGAGTAGGCGCATTCGTGACACCAACGACGTTCCCGTTTGCGTCTTTCGTTGTAACGGTAGGGCCGCCAGTAAGCGGATTCTGTCCGACTTGCTGACGCGAATCCGGGCCAAGCTGATTCGGTATTCCCGGCGTGCCGGTGAGCGTTCCGGGCGCCTGACCATACTCCGGAGACATCGAAATAGGAACCTGCATTGCGCCATTGTTAAGCATGCCAGTTGCGCCCTGAAGCTGCGTAGCTTGGTTTGCGGCCGGCGTAGTGTCGCGCGCCATCTGAGCGAGGGCGGTTTGCAGGCTCTGAGGACTATTGCTATGCGACGCAATACCCTTAATAACCTGATCCACATATGCCGCGCCTTCGCCGTTTAGCGTCTTTTTGAGGCTCGAAAGCTGGCTAACCATGCTGTTCGGGTCTGTAACCGGTTGTCCATTCGGGCCAAGGAAAGAATGCGCAAGAGCATTAACCCGGTTCATGTCGCTTTCAGACATGTTGCTCAGGGTTTGTCGATAGTCGTTGACGTTCTTCGCCGTACCCATGATCTGGTCCGCATACTTACTACCGATCAATGGCGTGTTCGTTGCCGTCCAATTTTGGAGCCTTCCGTAATCAATCGTTCCATCCGGATTCTTGAACGGAGCAGAAGGATCCTGCATAGCCGAACTAAACGCATTACGCTCTGACTGAAGTTGATTGCTCAGTTGAGTATCGTTTTGCGATTGCTGAAGTTGCTGCTGACCGAGTTGGTTTTGCAGTCTAGAATTCTGAAGCGCTTGAAGCCCCGTCGCCGTCTGGATTGCCTGACCAAAAGACTGGTTAAAGTCAGGAGACTTTGCTTGTAGAGCGATATTTGCGTCGAGCGGCATTTTTATCCTCAGCTACCGGAGGGGGTCCATCCAACGATGCCTTGATCTGGCGACCCGTAGATATTTCCGTTTGAATTCGTGTTGTTCATCAGCGAGTACAATAAGCCTTGACTACCCAGGTTTCCTAGACCTTGGCTGAGAGCATTTGCGCTTCCAACCGTGCCGGCCGCTTGCGCGTTCGCGCCTTGCGTCAGATAGTTACCCTGCTGATTAGCCGACTGCAAACCAGCGTTGCCGACACCCGCCGCAGCGTTCTCGCCAAGGCCAATAAGATTTTGATATCTTCCCGCTTGGTCAGACGCCATCTTGTAATTGGCGTTATACGTGTTGAACGCATTGTTGTAATTGGTGTTATACGCATTCAATGCATTCTGGTACTGCTGCTGGTACGTCTGATCCGCGAGGCCGGTCGTATAGTTTGCCAAGCCCTTCGCCTGAGCACCAGACAGATTCAGACCCTTCGCCGCAAGCGCATTGTTCGTATTCTTCATGCCCTGCTGAAGCGTGAACTGATACCCAGGCGTCTGCTGGAGCTGCTGTTCAGTCGGATTGAAGTTGAACGCGCCATATGAAAACGGCGTGTTAAGGTTTCCGCTGTTAAGAACCTGCGTTAGACCCTGAATCCCAGTCTGCCCGAGATCCATGTACGGCTGGAGGTTCTGCTGATACTGCTGGAATTGTTGGTTTTGCAAGTCGGCAGCATAGTTAGCTGCGCCTGCTTGAGTATTTGCCGCAGACTTGGCGCCTTGAGATGAAATATACGCGCCCCCGACAGCGCCAACGCCTGCCGCAATGCCGCCAATTGCCGCCGCCGAAAGTCCGAAGCTCATTTTTACCCCTCAATCCTATTTGCGATCACTTGTTTGTTATCGGGACCGCCCAACAATTCACTTGATTTCGATTCGGTCAATTCCTCAACCAACCTATCCAGATCCGTTTCTTCGGTAGCGTGCACTGTTGTCCAATATGTATCGCAGTGCGCATACCCTGCCCGTTTCGCTCCCGGCTTTGACGAGATGATGGCGTGAGCGTCCGTGATTCTATGAACGCCATCATCAGTCGTCACCGTGATATCCCCGGTAATTATGCAAAGATGCTCTGTCTTGTGGACCGCACCAGTCAGCACCACTCCGGCAGGAATTAGCATCTTTCGCGCATATAGCCCAGGCGCAAAATGGTGCCAAACTGGACAATCGACTTGTGGCAATTTCTCAATCTCTTTTTCAAGAGAAAAGACATGCTCACGGCCGATTGCCTCAACGTGGTTAGCGATATCGCTCAATTTCCGATGATCCGAATTACGCCGATCTGGTACGTCTCGCTTGCGGTCGGAACAATCGGGCTAGCCGTGTTGTTCGAAAACGTGATTGCGATTTGGTTGTTCGCGCTGATGCGAACGCCAACGATACCCAAACCAGCCTGCGCGGTAGGCTTATTCACGAAGGCGACGCCGCCAAGCGTGAGGCCGGGAACCGCGAAGGTCTGCTCTGCGGTCGTATTCGCTGCCACCGATGCCGGCGAGAGAACCACTGCATGCTGGAAAGTAATTTCGGTTGCAACGCCCGTATATCGTGCCATTTTTTAGCTCCCTGAATTTAGCCTGTTATTGCCAGAAAACTCACCGTAATACAGCGACCTAGCCAACGCAGCTACTTCGCCAGCCTCTTCGGGGGAATCGAACACCCCAAGATGCTTGTTTTTCCCATCGAGAGAGATAGAAGCAATCCACTTCTCTCGCCCTGTATGCTTTGTTACACCACGAAATCCAGACTTGTTGCGCTTGCTCAGGCCGGCATTCTTTCCGTTATCGCTCTTTTTGCAATCCCGAAGGTTGCAAATACGGTTGTCATGCTTGTTCCCGTTGATATGGTCAATCTCTCCGGCTGGGTCTGTGCCGTAGAACATCTTCCAAGCTAGTCGATGCGCCTTCCATCTAATCCCGGATAGCGTGATCTTGATGTATTCGTCGCAAACAGATCCTGCTACTTGCCCTGCTAGCCGGTTATACCTACCACCGGTTATCCAAGTGAAAATTCCGCTTTCACTATCGTACTTCAGAACCTTCTTAAGATCGTCCAAACTAGGCATCTTGTTCATGTGATAGGCAATCGAATTGAGATTACCTCATCATATACGAGACTGGATATGCCGTCTAGCTGCCACTTGTTTCATAAACGCCGCCCTGAATATTCACAACTGCTCCAGTAGCGGCCAAAGCCTGAAGCGTAGCGCCTGGAGCCATCGTGAGGCCGATAGCCTGAGGCGGAACGTAACTCTGCCCTGCTGCCAGCGAATAAGCCGGGACAAGGATATTTCCCGTGCCTGCCGATCCAGCGCTAGGCACGTTATAAACCGTTACCGAAACCGGCGATGCGCTCGTGTTCGAAAGCGAAAGATTCGCAATAGTCGATTGAGTACCCGATGGGACCGTGTAATACGCGACTGCCGATGTCGTCAGGCTCTGCGCGTTGATAGCCTTTGGAATGCGTTGCATTTATCTCAATCCTTTGACGTAGACATTGACGACGCCGACAGGAATCGCGCTGGTAAAGGTCAAGGTAGTTCCGGTTAGCGAATACGTGTCATCGCCCTGGAAAGCACCATCGAAAAACACCCAAAGCTGCGCGCCATTTGAGAACGAATTAGCTAGGGTGAGAACCGTTGTAGTGCCCGGCGTAAAGTCCGTACCGCCTACAAATATCTGATCAGCAATACTACCACTTCCGCCCGTTGCTGCGGCATTCACAGGCGCAAAAACCATATCTGATAACGGTTCTTGCCGCGAAGGGGTGGCAATTGACATCTCCTGAGCGAGAAATTCCTTTACGCTCGTCGGCGCCTTATAGCCAAACGTCTGCTCGACAGAAAACACATCATCGAGCGTAATCCCTGTTGGCGTATCGCCTCCGCCGCCACCAGTGCGGCGCCAAAGCTGAATCAGGAAGATGAACCATGATTCAGTGATATTCCCGGTAGTCGGATCAACGAATTTTTCCGTGACGAGCGGGACATTGGTAGCTAGGTTCGCCATTACTGATTATTCGACTTAGCATCGACCCATGCGCCAAGCAGGGCCGTTTTAACCGGAGCAGACCATGAGATTTCGAAAACGCGATCCCGAGCCATGCCGAGGCGTTGCCACTGAACAGAAGTCAGATACTCGCCTTCCCTGCCGATGGACTTCTTGACCGGATTTCCCCACGATGCGCCGCGCGTATTGCTCCAGCGCAGAAATACGGGAACCTCAGAGTTGTCTCCAACGCCGTTCCCTACTTCCATGTTGGCGATGAACTCGCGATAGTGGATTCGGTTGCTTGCATCGTCCACGCCATGCGGAAACGAGCGAATGCGCGGGATTGGGTTACCGTTGTCTGTGTAGGCGTTCTGATCCCACAGGTACAGGTTCCCGTTCTCCCAATCGCCCACTACCGGAGAGCCATAGGCGTTCGCGTAGCAGTTTGCCCGGTGACGATGCAGATTGCCATTACCATCGATCCAAGCGAGCTGGTTCCATTGCTGAGTGCTCAGATCGAATTGCCATGTGATGTCGGACTCAGGGAAAATCAGGACGTAGAAGAAGTGCCCCTCGATCTGGTAAGTAAAGCCAATCGCCTGATCCAGATCGGGATAAGACTGCATCTCGTTGTCGAGCGCGAACGTGCTGATTTGCTGCGCGCTGAACTGCTGCGAACGCACGACGAACGCCTTGCCCTGCGGCGATTGAGCCATCCAGTACAGATCACCGTCCATCTGCGCGATAGAGGCATACGAGGCGCATCCGTACTGCATGAACACACCAGGGAGCCTATCGAACGGGAAAGGCGTGTCGCCAGCATCGAACCATACTTCGGTCGTCTGCTGCCCGAACAGGTACACGTAGCGCTTGGTTACGCCTATGCCGGCGAGAAGATCGGAATATCCCGATTTCGTCGCGAAGTCCGTTGCATCGAAGTTAATCTCGTTGACAAGCGAGATGTACCATTCCTTCGTGCCCGGAGAATTGAACACCAGATAGCCGTCCACGAATCCGAGAGTATTCGATCCGAGGAACGCAGAATCCGTAATCGCGTTGAACGTGTTATCCGCGAGTTTGACAGTCCAACCGAACGCTGAGCCGTCCACGATGACGAGGTAATCCCCGTTATCGATCATCGCGACATATCCAGACGTGGATTGAATCTCACCAAGAAACGAGAGTGCCCACGAGCTGCTGATCGCGTAGACGCTCGCACCACAGACCCCGTAGAGTTGGTTATTCGACGCATACCAGAGTTGCCGCCAGCCGTTTCCGAGCGCCGGCGCCGCAGTAGCGAGCAGCGTCAGACCGGGCGTCGGGTAATAGGTGTATGGGAACGGGGAATCCTCGGGGTTTTTCTCCCCGTACAGATTCACGCACCGTTGCGCCTCAGAAACGAGCGATTTAGCCTCGTAAGCGCCTGTCGTGAGCGGCATCTTCATTTACGGGCTGCTCCCGATCATGAAGTCCCCGTATATGTTGTACGTGCTGCCGCGATTGTTCTTCAGAGCCGGAGGCATCGAGAGTTGCGGGATCTGAACGTTAGCCTCTTCGATGATCCGCAGCGACGCCTCAGCCTTTCCGACGACCACCGGATTAACCGGCAAGCCGTAGAACGGATACAGCTCCAGCACGAGATTCCACATCAGCGCCGCGAAGTATTCCGGAGGGAGCGTGATCTGATCCGCTACCGTATGGAACTGCTGAATCTGCGTGATCGTGCTGATGAAAATCGTGTACGTGTTGTTCGGCACAGGCCAAACGAACAAGTTTCCAAGCGGATACGCCATATCGTAGAAGGCGTAACGCGGGAAAGCGTTCAGCGTCTTAAGGCCGATCCGGTTGTAATCCTCTTGCGAGCGCAGGATTTCAAGCGGGTAATCGACCGGGTAAGAGGTCGTATTGTTCTGGCGGAAAAACGCGGATTCGATCTTAGCCGGCCGTGGGATATTGAAGTCCCCACCAGTTCCAACCGTGTACGAGACGGAGTTATTGGCCTGCTTGCTGGTTGTCGTCAGGCCATAGACGAAGTACCGGCGCCGCTGAAGTTGCGCCAGAAGCATATTCAGGAGGTTGAACGCATCGTTCATATCCTCCGCTTCGGGCGTTTGACCAACACCAACCACGTTAGCCGTTTTAAGGGCTAACGTGATGATGTCGCCCGGAGTGGTCGGCGCCGGGACTGTCATATCAGTGATTCGTCCAATTTACACCGTTGCAAAGGACTTCCACCACCACCGAACCGCCGCCCGTTGCCGTAGCGTTATAGACAGGCGTAGCGGCGCCGTCCGTTTCGGTCGCGATCAGACCAACGCTGGACGAGTTGCAGGCCGGTAGAGTGGCGTTCGTGAATTTGGCAGGGACCATGAGAACCGATGCCGCGTTTTGCGTGCTCAGAGAGCCAGCGCAGAACGGAAGCGACGAGCCAATCGAGACGCCCTGACCGTTGTAGTACGTGCTGCCCTGGAGGAAGTACGTGCCGCACTGGTTATTGATCGTCTGGAAGCCATTGCTCGGATTGAACTGAGCATGGGCGGGAAGCGAGAACACCGCCGCAAGGCAGGCAATCGCTGAGAAAACAGCAATGAAGAACTTACGCACGGTTGAAACTCCTAAAGTATAAAAGGGTACAGCTATTGAGATTTTAACAATATTCTAGGCAGTCTGATGCAGTTTTACGTAATTCTGAAAGTCAGTGTACCTGCCCTTCTTAGTCACACCGTCGTTCGCCATCATGCCGTATGCCATTTCATCGCCAGTCACGCCAACTGCAGCCGCGTCGAAGAGCTGATAAAGCGAAACGTGCTTGATGTTGTATGTGTTTCTGACGTTCCAGAATCGTTGCAGCAGGTAATTACCTGTAATCGCTTGGCTGATCTGCGTTTCGTTATTGCTGTACTTACTCGAAACGGCACCGCATTCTGTGATGTAGATCGGCTTACCCCACGAAGCCAAGTGAGCGAGCAGATTGAAGCCGCCCTGATCGCTCATGACTTCGATATCGTCGTTACCCGCCCAATTGTTCAAATACCAGTGCCACGAGGTAAGATCCCAATCAAGTTTCATATTGCCGGTAGATCCATCCGGACCACGACCGAGCAAAAGATTGTCATAAAACCCGGTATGCATCCATGTACCGCCGGGCGACATGATGGGCGTTACCGTGTCAACCGATTTGATCCCAGCCGCCAAGCCGCATAACATGCCGCGTTGGATGACGAACTTCGCATTAACGTAGTCCTGCCACCAGTTACCCTGTCCTGACGTAAGCCCCCACGTTTCGAGCTCGTTTCCGAGTTCGTACCAGGGTACTAGCCCCTTCAGTTTTCCTGCCGCTTCAGCGCCCCGGGCAAAGCCGAAGTTATAGGCCAGCGTTTCAGTCGTAAGCGAGGGGTGCGAATACGTCGCCATCAGCACCGGATGAACCTGGATGCCGCACGGCTGAGCGTAGTTTTGGATGAAGTCAAGGAACGTCGCGCCGTCCGAGCCGGTAATAGCGCCGGTCGTAGCATCTTCAGTCCAAGCGTAGGCGTTACGGTAGACACGCACGCCCATTTCCATCATCCGCAGGCAGGCATTCGCCCAATTCGCCTTCAGATAGCCCTGAGCGTTCGGAGTCCAGTTCCACGTAATGTGACCGTTGATGCCCCAAAACGTAGATTGTGCGCCCGAGTTTTGCGGGATCGTGAAGTCTAGGACTGCATCCTTAGACGTGCCAGAATTGACCACCGAAGGCATCGAGCCAGGAGCTCCGACCATCACCTTACCGACCGATACAGAGGCCGCAGACGAAGGGATATTAACGGTCGGATCGTAACCAAGCGCTTGCAAGTTACGGTCAAAATAAGCCCCGTTTTGCCGGAAGAAGATACCTGTCGGGAGATACAGTGTATCGAACGATTGATTCTGCTTCCACAAAACGAGCGCCATTTCAGCCTCTTGCTTCCGCTATAAGTTGACGTAACTTCTCTTCGCCAGTCTTGTGATGCGGATTCAGACCGAGGGCTTGAGCCTCTGCCATCAACGCATCGCGGAGGTTGTCAGGCTTTCCAACTGCAGCCTGTTCCTCTTCGGCGCCATGCACGAGGATTTGCGATCCATCCGCGAGAGATACCCATTTCGGGTACTCGTGGAAAACGTATTCGGTCGTGTAGTTCAACCGATTTTCGGCTCTAGGCTCGAATGCTACTTTGAACGCGCCCATCATTTCCTCTCAAAAAACCCCCTGGAGTTACCCAGGGGGAAGGTCACGCACCGGAGGAAACTTAGATTGCGTCTGCCACGACACACGCCCATTCCGGACGGATCGCTGCGTAGCCGTACAACAGGTCAAGACGCGTGATGAGGTTGTCCGACATGATGTCGTAGGCCGTAATCATCCGCATCGAGACACCATCGAACGAGGCGCGGGCTGCTTCGACAACGCCTTGCGTCGGCATTTCGAGGTCAGCAGTCGCTAGCGTGAAGGCTTCCGGGTAGTACGCCAGATTCTGGCGATACGAGGTCGAAGCCGGGATCACGAGGCTGATCGCTGCCGAGTTAGCAGGCGAGGCCGTGACGGTGTTGAACGCAGCCGGGGCCGGCGTGATAGCCGGATAGATCGGGATCGACGTAGCGCCGCTATTCACGTTCGCGGTAACCACGAACTGAGCAAGCGTGCCATACGATTGGCCGGTCAGGCGGTTGATCGCGTTGACGCCTGCGATGTTGATAATGTCGCCCTTGTTCAGCGTGCCGGTGATGGCGTTGACCGTCAGGGTGTTACCCGTTTGGTTTGCGCCGTTGACCGTACCAGCCGAGAACGTGCCGACCGTATGGATTTGGGTCGTCTGATCCGAGAGCCAATCGAAACCGAGGGTATCGGTCGTCAGCATGCCGGTTTCGTACTGGTCCGCGATTTTGCGTTGCGGGTTGAAGAGGCCAGCGAGGCTCGTCACAGTACGCGCTTGCGTGATCGGGTCCATGATGATCTTGCGATCCATCTTGGGCGACAGGTTCTGATCGAGAATCGCGCCAGCTTGCAACCACGTACCGGCATCAGGCGATGCAGTTGCGTTCGACTTGGCAACGATGTTGCAGCTCGAAGCCGCCACGTTCATCAGGTCGTTAGCGACGTATGCAGCCAGACGATTGACTGCCGGCGCGAGAATGCGCTCGCTGTAGTCATCGAGGGACATCGTGCGCTCAGCCGTACCGAACGAAACCGGGACGTTAGCCTGGGTCGCGACGGTAAGCGTGGTGTTCTGCTCGTTCGTGCCTTGCGGGGTGATTGCCGGGCCAGTGTTGACCACGTAATCATTCGGCAGTCGGATGCGCAGCGTGTTGCCGATCTTGGCGCCGCTACGTGCGAATTGGTCGTCGTATTGACGGTTGACGGAACGAAGAAACGCGTTGGTCTGCGTGAACAGACGAACGGCTTCGTTGGTAATCATGTTGATTGTGAGAAGCGAGTTAGCCACGTTTGGCACTCCAATAGGCGAAAACAAGGAATGGCATTGCTGCCGGTTCTTTGTCCCTGCCCTACGGAGACTTGCTTAACGGGCCATGCGCACGATTGACGGTTCGGCTAGACCTAGGTCCCTGATATCGGACGGTTGAAAGACGCACATGGTGCCGGTGGACACCTTGAGTCCGGGGAGACCCTTCGCACGAACGCGCCCGATATCAGGTACTGCCACCATACACTAATATTGAGTAAATCTCAATAGCGAAATTTCATTGCACATCTCTTATGAATGTTGTACATTTCTCAACATCAACCGGAGAAAAGAATGGCAATCAAGAGCACGCAATGGGAAGGCGAACTTCCTGCCCCGAGGCTACAACTACGCTGGGAAAAGCCTGAACAGCGCATAAACGGATACAACTGGCTCTGTCACTATGAGCTGGTGATTCCGCTCGATCAGTACGACGTTCGAGCCGAGCAGTACGACGAGGAAGGAGATTTGCTTCCGGAGAAGCTAAAGGAACAGACTATCCCGATGAGGGAAGGCGCTAGTATGCGCGGATCAGAAGGAATTCCATGCACTACGATGGGCGGAGATCGATACTACGACTCGCCATTCAGAGACGGAGCGCATGCGTATTGGGACGCCAAGTTGCTAGGGAACCTGCCAATTTTCGTCATCGCGCCTGATGGCGTTGCATTCAAGAGAGAAGAATAATGACGCTTATCCTGAAATTCCTCGGCGCCTGCGTGCTGCTCTATTGGGCGGTATGCCTTGGTCGCTTGCTAATCAATATTGCCGCCATCGTTCTTGTGTTTATCGCAGGCGCTATTGGATTCGTGCTTACGGCTATCTTCTCCCGCAAGGATGCAAAATGAAAACCCTCGCTATGTGTCTGTACGGAATCGGCGCCCTTGGATCAGTCTGCCTCATCGGTCCCGCTGGCTTGCTCTACGTGTTCCCTTTCGCGGCGTTCATCATCACGGTATTTCTCGCGCTCGTCGCCTTGTTTGACGTGCTTTTTCGCGGTGTTAAGGTCGTTCGTGAGCAGCAGAAGGAAGAGCGCGAGCACAGAAGCTGGATTCTGTAGTATGCTGTCGTCAGTTCTTGGCTGTGAGAGGTCGGAGCCGTCCGGAATGCTCAAGAAAGTTGGACGTTAAGATACCGTTGAGCAAGACAAAGGCCCCTTAATTGGGGCCTTTTCTTTTACCGCCGCGACTTCCGCGAGCTACTGCGCCACTTCATCCACGCAGCAGTATCAGACGGGTCAGGCTCTCCGCCGCCACCACCGCCACCACCGTCGATAGTCGAGGCAGGAGGCGGTGCCTTGCTGATCTGCTTGCTGAACGCCTTCGCCGCTTTCGGCTGCATCTTCGCCAACTCGATCCCCATCTGAACCGGGTCCATCGTCGCGACGCGCATCGCATCGTTAAGGTTCTCAGTCTTGCCGAGATACGTCACGAGTTTGTGCGCGCCCTCACCAAGTGAGGTGAGAACTTTCAGGAACTCAGGACCGCCAACGCCAGCCATTTGCAGGTTCTGAACGGACTTCTCGAAGTCGTCGCCAAATTCCTTCGCGCCCGCCTCGTTGATCGCCTGGATCCGGCTGTTCATCGTGCCCTGCTCTTGCTGCTCTCTCACCATGCGCGCGGCATATTCTCGAGCGAGCTGATCCACAGATTGATTCGGATTCGCCTGCTCGGTCGTGTACTCTTGCGAACCAGCGCCGCCGCGTAGTGCTGCCAGTTCCGCTTCGGCACGTTGCGCACGCTCTTCCGCCGCACGACGAGCTGCCGTGATTTCGCTGATCCGCTTCGGAACCCAGGAAGTATCAGGCTGCTTTGGTGCTTCTTGCTCAGAAGCCTGCGACTCGCCCGCATCGACCTGCGATTCTTCGGCCGGCGTATTACCCAGTTCGGTTCCCTGTACATCGCTCATATTTTCTCCGGTACGTGTGGTTTTATTGGCCCTGCTGCTGCGGTGCTGCCGTTTGCTGCAATTCCTTCTCTTTCAGCGCATCGATAGGCTGAAGCACGTTGCCGATGCCGTATGCATACGTGTTCGCCGGGTCTGCTTGATCGGGCTGAACGTTCGCGTCCGGGTTGTACGCGCCCATCGTCTCCGCGATTAGCTTGCGGATGATCGGTTCCAGCGCCTGCTCAGACATCATCGGAGCCATTGCCTTGAGCCGGTCCGTCTCAGCCTTGAACGAGTCCAGAACCTGCTTGTTATCGTTCTCCATGCGGATCGCCAAGTGATTCAGCGCATCCATATCCACGCGCTTCTGTTCAAGCTGGCGCTGGATCGTCTTATCCTTCAACTCTTCCATCAACTGCTGGTTGTGCTGCATGAGCACCTGATTCTGCTGCATCAGTTGCTGCTCTTGCTGGCTTGGGCCGTTCCCCATAATTCCCGGATTCATGCCGGCAATCCAATTGCGCATACGCTCCTGGAGCTCGTCTGCGTTCGGGAAGTCTGCCGCGCCCATATATAGGTCACCGATGACCGGTGCGAGCGACATATTGCCCGCAAGAAGGTCCGTCATCGCGGCGAATGCTTCCTTGCGGCGCGTCTCATAGTTCGGGCCGACGGTTGCAACCACGTCATACTGACCAACAGACGGGTTGAATACCGCCTGGACCTTTGCATCCTGCTCCTGCTCGACCTGCGTAAGCGCTTGCTTTGCCTGCGGATCGATCTGGATTGCCTGTTCCGTTCCCGACTCGCTCATGATCCGAATCACGCGCTTCGTGTCGTAGATCTTCGGAATCAGATCGATGATGATCTTGCCCGTGTATCGAATCGACTTAGCCAGCGAGTCAGGGTAATGGAACGTGACGCGCTCGCCCTGCTTCTGACGTTGCTCAATGGACCGGCCGGAGATTTCGTTACCCTGAGCGGAGAACGTCGCCTCATACTGGCCGGAAGCCATCATCATCTCGTGCTCAGCCGTCTGCATTCCTTCGAGAAAGACCGGAGCACTGGTCGGCGGCTGGGAACGTTGAGGCGGCGGAACTGGCTGACCAGACTCATCCGCATGGTTATATGGTAGGTACGCGTGGTTCTGTGAATTCGCAGTAGCCCAAAAGTCCTCCAGCCCTTCGATAGCCTCAACTGGCGCCAGATAAGGACTTTTAGATTGGAGGGCGCCATACTCAAGCGCAGCCGACGCATTGTAGTTATACGCACGTTGCGGGTCCTTCAGGTAGCGTGTCAGCCCCTTCCGATCCAGGCGACCGTCCATGACGATCTCTTCGCCAACGCAGCGCACAATCGGAATGTACTTACCGGGCCATATTGTGGTTTCCGCAATACTATCGCCAACAATGAGATGATGCAATACGCTATACTTCGGCACCTTTCGGCGCATCACGTCGTCTCGTTCCTCATATGCATTCTTCATCAGCTTGGCGCCATCCGGACCAAGCTCTGACTCACGCGCGAGAATGGTCGAGCCATCATCGGCTGGCAATGCGTAGAGCCACTCCTTCGACTCAGAGCGCTCGTAATACTCTGCAATGCGCACCTTGTCCGTGCTCATCCAGTTTTCGGCCATGTCGCCGAAGGACGTGTTTAGCTGCGCGATCTTGCCGTATTTCGCTTCAGCGTCCTTGCGCGGGATTTCATCGAACACAAAGGCAAAACGTGCATCGGACCCGTCCTGCATCTTGATATTAGGATCGAGGTATACCGACAGTGGGTCGGGGATTTGGCGGATAAAGATGTCCTGGTCAAAACTGTCCTGATCCGTGTAATCGGTGACGACTCGCCAATACCCGATCCCACCTCCGACCATAAATTGCGTCGCAATATCGTATGCCGCCTCAGCATCGGATATGTACTCGATACGCCGAATAACCTGCTCAAGAATTTGCGCGCTCTCATACGTGCTCTGATCCCCCGTAGGACTCACCGACACCTGCGGCCGGTTCATCTTGACCTGATTGACCACATGCAGCCAGTGCGTGTGCGTCTTGTTGATCGTCACCATGACCTGACCGGCGAGATTGCGCCCTGCCCTTACAGCGGCATTCCACTGGTCCTGGTTATCCGAGTCAGCGTAGAGGAATCGCATGTCCTCTTTGAAGCGCTGGCGGAACGGGCCTTCCCAATCCACGCATTTGGTAAAGCGCTCTTTCGCCCGATTCAGGATCGTTTTATCGCGTTCGGCCATTATTGTTCCAGACAGAATAGGTCGTTCTTCGCTTCCGCAATTCTAGCAGACGCTATTGAGAAATAATCAACATCGCGCTCAATACCAATGAATCGACGGTTCGTATTGACGCAGGCTACGCCGGTTGTTCCGGAGCCCATGCAGTTATCGAGCACCGTTTCGCCTTCGTTCGTGTAGGTGCGAATCAGGTATTCCATGAGCGCGACGGGCTTTTGCGTGGGGTGAATGCGGTCGCCGTCTCGACTGTGACGCACGATCGAAAGCGGGTATCGCCTGCCATCCTCGCTGACCGTAGCCGCGCATATGTTCGCCGCGCTGCCGCCGCTCAATCCCTCTACTTCGCGCGATCGCTCGCGCTCTTTCGTCGCGTATGGCTTTCCATACCAAAACTGCGGGTTGTACGTCGGCTGCGCACGGTAGAACACGCAAATGTCCTCGTGCGACTTCATCGGCTGCCGGCGAGCATTCTGGAAATTGCTGCCGCGCACCTTGTCCCATACCCACGAGTAGCGAAAGTCGCGCATATTCGAGCCGATCAGCGCCGTCGTGAATGGCTGACTCGCCGTGAGAACAATCGCCCCGTTCGGCTTCGCAATGCGCCGGTATTGCGCCCATAGCGGCTCGAACGGAATCACGCTATCCCACTTGCACGCCGTCGTGCCGTAGGGCAAATCGCACAGGATCAGATCAACCGACGCAGGGGCGAGCGTTTCCATTACTTCTCGGCAATCCCCCAATCGCAAGTCAATATCCATTGTGATTATCTCAACATCCAGTTACCGGCTTGCGGACGTAGCGCGCCTTTGCGCGGCTTCACGCCCGTATCAAGGTTTTCATGCTGCTTCTTCGATTTATCGCGCACCAAGCCCGGAAATAACTCAGTCAGTGCCCAAATGAGCGCATCGGCGCGGTTTGGCGAGCCTTCGCCAGTATATCCGACCGTTGAGAATGCCGTAAGCTCTGATTCAAGCTGCCTGAACTCGTGAATATCGCCAACGTGACGCACTTTACCCTGCTCATATAACGCTGAGAATGGTTCTGCTCTGACGTGCTTACCGCGCGATGCAGTGACCATCTTAAACGGCGTGCGCGGGCGAGCTGTGCGTATGACGTGCTCTACCATCGCCCCGCCGTAGTTCGACTCGCCAATGACGATATCGGCCGCGTGCCGGTCGAATGCTGATGCTGCTACCGCGCCCCACGTCGCCGGCCCTGCCTTAACGGTGCAATCCTGGAGCACGTATGCGTTTCCGTCTGTGCCGAGTCCCGCCGCCACGATACCAATTTCATCGTTGTCAGCGTTATCAACGTCACCAGAGCCGCTAGGATCCACAGCAATGACAACGCGAACAAAATCGGGAAGCCGACCATCCAGATGACGCCATTTATCAATAGTCTCATCAGCAAATAGCTGGTTCGGCGTAGCATCGGCGAAATCACCATCAAGAAAACGCTTACGCAGACGAGCAGATAGACCTTCGAGGGTGTTGAGATACTCATCGGAAAGGTTCTCTGCGTTGTCTTGCGGGTTGATCTTGAAGTAGGCCCAATCTTGGCTGTCCCTGAGAGGTTCATCAGTTTCCGGGTCTACCCGACGAATGAACGCTTTGTAGCTCCAGTGAGACTTAGAGGGCGGATTGCAGTCAGCATAGAGCCGTGGGCGCATGTAGCCCGCCTCTTTGCCGTCGATGATCTTCATGACCTTTTGGGCCAAGCGGGTTTTCACGATACCGAGCGATGACCATGCGATCTGTGAACTCTCGTTGAGATAGGCGCTTGCGTATTCGGCGCCCAAAATCTTTTCGATCCGTGGCCCGTCGTCCAGCCCCGCGAAAAATATCTGGCTCTTTTGCCCGTTGATCTCGAATTCCGCAAACCATGACTGCTTATCCAGCCTGTACTCGACGCCAGGAAACGCAATCCTGACCACTTTGGGGAATGTATCGAGAACAACCGAATTGATGACTGCGTTAAACCGGAAGCGAAGGATCACATGCCGCGAACCTGGGGCCATGAGGGCGCGCATGATGATCGTGCGAACGAGCAAGAATGTCTTTCCGGATCGAGAGCCGCCAAAAAGCATGATGTGCCCGGCATCACTGGCGAGCACTTCTTGCGCTTCGGCTTGCTTGGCGGTCAGTTTGAACGTCACAGTCTATCGTCCATAGGCAACGTCACCACCTGGATACCAACATTCGCTTCAATATCCGCCTCAATGGCCTGAACAGCCTTGCCAAAGCCGCGATCAATCAATTCCTTCGCTGCCGCCAGTCTCACGCCATCGTTTTCGCCTGTCTGCATGATGCTGATGATCGTTGCAATAGCAGCAGGCCCATGCTCTTGAGCTAGGGCCTTAATGTCGGCACTTACCTTGTTCGGGGTGCCTTTTGTTCGTCCGCCGGTTTTCGGCAGACCCTTCGGGCGTCCTGCCATTTCTATGCAAATCCTTTGTAGAAATTACTTTCCCCGCCAAGCGTCCTGAAATATCTTGACAATCCTCGCCCGTTCATAGTCTGCCGTCGCCCTCACCATCACCGTCCTGCAATCTTCTGTTACTCCGAATGCCTTTTTGGCTACCCTGAGTTCATCGGGCGATTCCGGCATGAGTTCGATGTAAAACGGGTGATCGACGTATTGCATTACTTGCCTCGAATATCCACCACGTTCGAGCTGATGCGGCTGCTGAGCACCTTCCAATGAATCTCACGCGCCTGCATGCGGTGAATCTCCTGGCGCTCCATTTTCGCGATTAGCTCGTCCAAATCGGATTTCATAAACGCTTTCAATTCTGAGCGTCGTTTAATCTCTGATTCTCTTCGAGACATTATTATTTACTCCGGTGCGCGAGTAATTATTTTACGTGACTGGTTTTCGGCGCGGGAACGCCATTCAGTTTCACGGGTTCCGGTTTCGGACCAGCGGGCGGTTTGCCGCCATCGAACATACCAGCTCGCGCGGTACGCGAATTCTTAGCGCAGTTTGCTGCGTATCCCGGATTACCTGCATCGAGTTTCGTTGCCATACCTACCCCTTGTGAATAAACGTGAGACACGTATCGCAGACGACCGAAAGAACGGGCGACTCTTCGACACGAACCAAATGAAACCTGAAAGACCCACAGCCGCATGAATATGCTTCGTTGACACCGGGGAGCGCTTCCTGCACCGCCCTACCCCACCCGTGACGCATCGGTTCCCCGACGTTCAAGCAATCGTTCTGAAGCATCCTGGCCCCGTCTTTTCTTGTTTGTTCAATCGCAACATGAAGGGTACACCTTACCGGTCGATTTGTCTACTGTTGCAAGAGTTGCTACGAAAAAGCATCTGTCCGATCTGTCCGGAGCGTTTTTGGGCATCTGTCCGGGCTGTAATCCTTATCCAGAAAGGGTTTCGGCCATCTGTCCATCTGTCCACTGTCCGGATGTCCCTTAGGCCTAATAAAGGAAAAAAAGCTAGATATATAGGATAGAGAGAGGTTAGGGAATAGTATGGACAGATAGTATTTTTTTTTATTATTCTCTATATATAACAAGCACTTACATCTGTCCGGAAGGTACTGGACAGATGCGGACAGATGCGGACAGATAGAGCGATAAGGTTGGCACGCAAAAAGAGCTTGACAGAGATTCGTGTTAATCGTAGCATTGAGTCAATCTCAACAAAGGGGTAAGAAAGTGGCAAAGCTACCGGAGAATGTGACGCCGTTGCGACGGCGCAAGGGGCGCAAGGTTCAGGTGGAAGAGGGCATCCGCCTGGGGATCTACATCACTCCGGCTCATCGTTTCTTTGTGGAGCGGCTGGGTCATGGGAACGTGAGCAAAGGGATTCGTGAGCTGATCGAGCGAGCCGCGAAAGAAGAAGAAGAACACCCGATCTAACCTGACTGGATAACGGCATGGGAACCGCGAACTTGAGCGGCATGGACAACTATTCCCTGAACGATGGCATCGAAGGATTCCGGCGCGCTCTGGCTGAGCATGGGCTTTATCCTGAGCACATCATTCCGGATACGCCGCGTCCGCAGCGCTTTAACGTTGGGGATGGGAAAAAGAACGACGATGGATGGTATGTGCTTCATAGTTCATCGCCTATGGTCGGATTTTATGGCAACTGGAAAGAATCAACGTCTTACCGTTGGTTTGAGAAAGACCGTACTAAAATGACCTACGAGGAACGCCAAATCGTCAGAAAGAAAATGGCGATTGAAAAGGCGCGCCGTGAAAAAGAACGCGAGGAAAGAGAAAAAGAAGCCGCAAAAAGAGCCGCTGATAAATACGCGAAACTCCCAGATGCGACCGTTGATAATGAATATGCGGCGAAGAAAGGAATTAAACCGTATGAAGCGCATCAAGCAGAAAACGGCGCACTGATGATCTTGATTCGTGATGAAAATAAATACATCACGAGCGGGCAATATATTTTCCCTAACAGTGACAAACGATTCGTAACTGGCGGGAAGGTGAAAGACTGTTTTTTCACGCTTCGTTCCCAGCATGGATTGCCGGATGCGGTTTTGTTGTGTGAGGGATACGCGACGGCATGTTCTTTGTATGACGCGATGGGGAAACGCTGCACGGTTGTCGCGGCGTTGAGCGGTGGAAATATCAAGGGTGTAGCAAAGGTCTTGCGCCGACGTTTCGGCGCGGGCGCCAAGATTATTGTGTGCGCTGAAGATGACAGCATGAAGCGCAGCAGTAATATCGGGATGGAATACGCCGTTGAAGCAGCGAAAGAGATTAGCGCGCTCTTGGCGATCCCGGAATTTGGGGAAGGGCGCACGAAGGACGACAGCGATTTTAACGACATGCAGCGCCTTCTTGGACTGGAGGCCGTTGCAGGTGCAATCCACGCAGCAAAACCAATAACCGACGAGGAAACAGACCATGAGCAAGAACCACAGCGAAGCCCGGAAGTATTTCCAGACGCAGATTCAGATCGCGCACCTGGAGTCGAGACTGAGCCGGGTATTCCGGGAAGAGCAGGAGACGAAGAAGCAGATCGAGGAAATCACGCAGCGCCTGGAGACGTTGAAAGCGATCCGGGATTCGCAGCAGACGATCTGATCCCACTGTCTGCATACGATGAGGGCGCACATTCATCGAGCTGGATCGATCCCTACCCCGGCGCGATGGAAACGATGTTTCGTATCTGCATGAGCTACCAGCACAAACCGCAGCCGGTTTTGACGGTAGCCGCAGCGCTCTGTGCGATGTCGGCATGCCTGCACGGTAAATATCGCTGGCCCGACCGGTTGCGGGGGAACCTGTACATCATCGGGCTGGCGGGAACCGGGCAGGGCAAGAGTGAGCCGATGGGATTGGTGGAGCATGTGGTAACGGTCGGAGGCGGCGTCTACCAATCTAATATCGCATCGGCGCCGGCCGTCGAAGAATTGCTTATCAAGCAGCAAGACGTTCGAGCTGCGCTCGTGATTGACGAGGTTGCACACACGCTTACGAACGTCACATCGAAGAACGTTTCTCCGCATATGTCGCAGTTTGGCAAGACGATCCTGGAGCTTTTCACGCGAAGCGCAACGGGGTACAGAACGCGCCTGCTGGCGAACAAAGATAGCGAACAGAAGAACCTTCATCACCCGTACATGACCTTCTATGGAACGTCTACGCACGAGAAGATGAATGATATTTCGGCAGCCTTCATCGGGGATGGAACGTTGGGGCGTTTCCTGATTGTTGAGGGAGAGCCGTTTGTCCGAACGCAAAAGGTTCTGAACTATGAGAACCCGCGAAAGCTGATCGATAAGGAACTAGGGCAGCACATCCGGAATATCTACGAGTACGGCTCGGAGATTCAGGAGCAGGAGCAGGAATGCAGGATCATGAAGGTATCGCCTGAAGCCGATGCTTTCATCGATGAACTGAACCAGTGGTCGGACGATCAGCAGGAGAATTCGGACAACATCCTGAAAAGTCTGTACGTGCGTGCAGTCGAGAACATCAAGCGTATCGCGCTCGTACTGGCCGTGTGGGATAACGAGATGGGTGTCTACACCCGTATCGAGCGCTGTCACCTGGAATGGGCGCGCGAGTTCGTGCTGAAGAGCCAATCAACGGTCCTGAAGTTCGTCAGCCAGATGACCGATAGCCCGATCATCAAGAAGGCGAACAAGACGCTTGAGTTGATGCAGGATGCCGCCAACGGGAACAAACCGTTCGCGGAAGAGGTATGGAACACATACGCCGAGGAAACCGGGTTCATCCAGCATCGAGCCATCTATCGCAAGGTGAGGGCGGAGCCGAAGGATTGGGACCAGATCATCAAGCATCTGAAGGAAATGGGCTACATCGAAGAGGATGACGTGAAGAAGGGCAGCAAGGAAATTGCAGGCTACCGACTGATTAAGAGGGGAAAGAATTGATTGACGATCCGAAGTTGTTTCCGTTTGACGCGGCATTAGAACGAAGAAATCCGCCAAGACTGATGAGATACGCGCTATGTAACGCGAACGATACGATGGAGATGGCAAAGGACATCTTCGCTCAGCAGGGGATCAAGGAGTACAGCGCTGATGCCTTAGTTGCGCTTGTCGGCGTTATCCTTGAACG